TGCGCGAAAGGCAACCCGCAAAAAGGATTTCGGGCCGCGCAGCGAGAGCAACGACTAGCCCGAACTCGACTGCGCGCGATCAAGGGCTGCAAATGCCACGAATCATGATATGGTTTCGCTATGGATAGCCAGACACCCCCCCCAAGGCGCTCCCGGCTTGCTCCAGATCAGGGCTTCCCGGCGGGCAATTTCCCGGCTCAGGAAGAGGCGCCAGCCGTCGACGTCCGGACCGCGGACGGCAGGGCTGCGGAGACGCTCGGGCGAATCGAGGCGGCGCCGGGGTTGCCGGCTTCTGGGCAGCCAGACGACAGCCCGCAGCGCGTCATCGTCACCGACGTTCACATGGCCTTCTGGTCGATGGTCTCGCTGCTTGTCAAGCTGGCGTTCGCCCTCATTCCCGCGGCGGTCATCATCACCTTGCTTGTGCTCGTCACCATTTCCGTAGCCGAGCGGTTGAGCAGCCTGGTCCGGTAGCAATCGCCAGGCCGTTGGAAGGAGCCCGTCTGTAAGGCGGCTTTTTTTTCGCTTGAACTACCCATTTACGGATTGACACGACACCCATAAACGGGTATTGTGTCATTCATCAACCAAACACGGAGCCACCACATGCCCCACATCGATCAACCCGGCGGCGTTCTTCTTGCCGAGCGGCTTGCCGCCGAAGCGTTCCCGAGCGGCCGTGAAGCGCGGTCGGATCAGTACAAGGCAGGAGTCAAAGCGTTTTTGCTGTACGTGTTTGCGTCGCACCCGATCCGGCACGAGTACAAGCCCGGCGATCCGCGTCGGGACGCCTTCTATGCCGGGATCGGCGAAGGCAAGCACATTGCGCAACGCGAGCAGCGCGCCAGCCGCGAAAGCGGCTTGTCGTGAAACCTTTCCGGCTGCACCCGGCACGACGCGGGTTTTCGGTCGTCTTTTTAAGGGTTATCGGTCAGCGGGAAAACTGACGCGGCCGGAAAACATGCGCGAGGAAGCCCAAAGCACGGGGCGGATGCCGCAGGAGTGACCAGCGACTTTTGCAGACGGCTGGCGTAACGGGAGAACGAAAGCCCCGCGACAAGCCGGGAGAGTACCGGCAAAGAATCTTTGCGAGACCGCCTCTGGACGCATCGCCGGTGAGCAGCGGGAGCAAGACGGCGCTAGGCGTGGTGAGAGCAAGGCGAACGGTGGAAGCTGGACCACGCGACCGTGACTTCCGGGGAGAGACCGGCAACTTACAAACTGCGAAGGGAAAAAACGAATGGATCATGCTTTTACCCGCGTGCCAACCACGCACCTGCCTGGCGGCTTCGTCGTTCAATCGTTCGAGGTTTCGCGCTTCCTTTGCTGCCAGGATCCGGAGTCGCGCGTTCCTCGCGCTGGCTCGCACGTCGGCGGCGCGCCTTGGGTTCGCGTTTCGTACTTCGGCGCCCTGGCCGCCTGCCGGGCTGCAGGCTGGTCGCTGATCACTGAGCGGCAATGGCTGGCGATCGCTCACGATGCGGCAGGCCAGAATTGCAATTGGACTGGCGGCAAGGTTGGGCTCGGCAAGCTCAAGCAAGGGCTCCGGAAGCGCAGCATTTTGTCTCCGGCATCTGGCATGTACCAGCCTGACGACAAATCGGAAGCGCGCTGGAAAACCTTGTCCAACGGGCAAAAGCTGTGCGACTTCGGCGGCAACGCCTGGTCGTGGGTGTACGACGACATCCAAGGCGGCCAGGAAGGCGTTACCGGAGTTGTGGAGCCGGACTCCCCGAGCGTCACCACGGCGCCGTGCGATCCGCGCGCCGATGGAATGGGCATTTTCCCAAAAGCCGGGTCGGCAAGGTTGGTCTGGGACGACCGCGGGCTGATCCGGGGCGGCGGATGCTGCAGCGGGAAAGACGCCGGAGCGTTTGCGCTGTATGCCGCGCTGCTGAATGGCCAGTATGCCATGGTCGGATTTCGCGCAACGCGGCCGGTCTTTGATGGGGCCGACGCATGAGCCACTACAACGACCACAGCATGCAAGCGCGGCCAAGCCGCAGGCGAGGCGCCTCGCCGTTGCAGACGCTCGGCAGGGCAATCCACAACGCCTGCCGGCTGGCCTTGCGCATTGGGCTTGGCTTGCGCATTCCTGCCGCGCGCATCCACCAGCACGACCTGCACCAGGCGCGCCAGCATGCGGCCGACCAGGTGCGCCTGTCTCTCGAGGACGTCAGCTACTGGATGTCGGAGATTCACCGCATCGACGCCAAGCGCGCAGAAGCAGACGCCAGCGAGCAGTCACTGCACGATCGGCGAAACAGCTTGCGTCTGCCAACGCCGACAGGGCCAATCGAAACGCTTTGAGGAGCAACAACTCATGATACTCGGCTTGACAGGCCAGCCGTTCAACGGCAAAGACACCGCGGCGAATTACCTTGTCGCCGTTCACGGATTTCATCGACTCGCGTTTGCGGATCCCATTCGCGCTGGACTCAAGGCCATGCTCGGGCTGACTGATGATGACTTTTCGCCGGAGCGCAAGGAGATTCCAAGTGCCTGGCTTGGCGGCAAGACGCCGGTTGAGTTGATGGAGTCACTGGGGACAGCGTGGGGACAAGATCAGATCTGCAAAGACATCTGGTCATGGCAAGTACTTAGGGAGATTCAACACAAGCGCCGCGAGGGCCTGCGTAATTTCGTGGTTTCCGACGTGCGATTCCTGCACGAAGCCAACTCCCTGCGAACGCACGGCGGCAAGCTCCTGCGCATCGTCCGCCCCGGGGCGCCACGCAGCAACCGCAACGAATTCCGCAGCTTCCAGGAACAAATGGGCCTCGTGTCCGACGTGGACGTCGTAGCAGAATCCGTAGAGGAACTGCACGAAGTGCTCGACGACGTTTTGTATCAGCTTGGATTTTTCCACGCGCAGCGAGAGCGGTCCGCATGAGCAGCAACCGAGCCCAGCCGAACCAGCAAAAATACAAGCGCTGGACAGCCGAAGAGGAGCGCGAGCTTTGCTGCCTGTATGGCACCAGCCCGGCCACAAAGCTCGCCGCGCGCTTTGGCGTGTCTCCTGCAAAGCTGCGCGACAAAGCGTCGCACATGCAGCTAACCACGAACGCCGTGAAAGCGCGCAACAGGGCAGCAGCAGCCGCGGATGCCGCCGCGGCTGCTGTCGGCGACGAGGAAGATGAAGAAGCAATCAGCGACGACAAACAGCGCACGGCGCACGGATTTCAAAAGGTCGTTTGCAAGCCCGGATGCCGGATCATTACTCACACGATGCGATAGCACCAAGGAGGTAAAAGCCATGTCTACAACAAACCAAAATGGCGCCAGGGCCAAGATTCTCCGGGCGCTTGCCGAGTACGGTCTGATGCCGGTTTCCGAGCTTGCGGCCGCGGCTTGCTTATCGCCATCGCAGGCGCGCGATAATGCCAATCACGCCGTGACGGATGGGCTTGTCACGAAATGCCGTGACGACATCACGAACACGCTTGCGTACAGAATAACTGCAGCGGGCCGCGGTTATCTCTCGGAGCGCTGCCGCAAAGCTGCAGAAGAATTGTCTTGCGCCAGAACGGCGGCGGAAACGCAAGCCGTCGAGGCTGTCGCCACGAGAGTTGATCCGATTCCGGAGAGCATGCCGGACAACGTGGTTTCGATTTTCGCCACCGAGCCGGAGCCTACGCCGGAGCAATACGCTATTTGCCGATCTGGCCAGGCGCATCTGTCCGCTTGGCCGCTGCGCGACATGACGATCGACGCGGCCCGCCAGCTTGCCATCGATGACGCTGCAGCGATTTGCGGCGAGGTCGTGCTTTACCGGTGCGTGCCGATCGGGAAGGCGTTTCCGCGGATTGTGTTCGAGGAGGCGTGACGATGTCTTGCAATGAAACAGGATAACTGAAGATGAAAAATACGAAACTGGTAGCAGCGCTGATGGGCGGCGCGGCCTTGTTGACCGCCGTGTTCGGCATCACTGGTTGCAGCGACGCGCAATTGGCTTCGAGCAACCTTTCCAAGGCGGCGGACAACTTCGAGATCAACCGGCGCGTCGTGTTCTACAACGGCATCACCGGAGAGTTCATGCTGAGTATCGAAGGGCTGTGCTCGCTCGGAAGCGCCAGCGAAACCAAGGCGGTGACGGTGACGTGCAAGACCGGCCCGAGCGACTACAAGAAGCATTTCCTCGGTCTTTCGGACAACGTGACGTACTTCGCGGAACAGGTAGAGCCGGCAAAGGCCAGCCAGTACCAGTACCGCGTGGTGTTCAAGCCGATGGCGATCCTTCCTGACATCGAGATACGGAAGTGACGCCGAACGCAGAAATAACCGGCGGCTGAAAGCCGTCCGCGTTGATTGACGGGTTAGCCGTGACGCCCGATGAAAGGCACGGTTTTTACGGAGATTCAAATGCGCACTTTGAACGAACACAAGATCAACCCCGGCAATGACACGCTGACGATTACCGTGCTGGACGAGCCGGGCCACGGCGGCGCGAACCACGCCTACGACATTGAAGGCGGCGAGGCTGTGCCGACGCACCTGCGCTTTCAGAACGGCCCGATCAACGCAGACGGCAACGGCGTGAATGGCATTACCCATGAGGCGCTGCTTGCAGTGCTGTGTGACCGCCTGCGCGGCTTCCAGAAAGGGCCGTATTCCTGCAAGGCGAACGCCTGCGCCCTGACGCACTTGGAAGAGGCGCAGCACTGGTTGCAACAGCGCACCATCGAGCGCATGCGTCGCGGTGTTGAAGGCACGCACACGGTTTGATTCGGGCGCCGTCATCGGTTCAGGCTGGTGACGGCTAACGCAGAGATGACCTG